GTAAACGCCAAGGATGACTTCATAAGTTTTGTGAACATCATGTGGCCCAGCTTTATATCAGGCAGGCACCACAAGACTATGGCTGAAGCGTTTGAGCGGGTAGCCAAAGGTGAACTGAAGAGACTCATCATCAATATGCCGCCACGGCATACTAAGTCTGAGTTTGCTTCCTTCCTTTTACCTGCTTGGTTCTTGGGTAGGTATCCACACAAGAAGGTTATTCAAACAGCTCACACTGCAGAGTTAGCGGTTGGGTTTGGACGTAAGGTGAGAAACCTTATCCAGTCAGAAGATTTCCAGAAAGTCTTTAAGGGTATCACTCTATCCAGTGACTCAAAGGCTGCTGGACGTTGGAACACGAACAAGCGGGGGGATTACTTTGCTATTGGTGTAGGTGGTGCTGTGACTGGTAAAGGTGCAGACCTTCTAATCATTGATGATCCTCATAGTGAGCAAGACGCCCAGCAAGGGCAGTTCAATAGCGATGTCTATGACCGGGTCTACGAATGGTACACATCAGGCCCAAGACAGCGACTGCAGCCCGGTGGTGCCATCATTGTTGTTATGACTAGGTGGTCTAATAAAGATTTGACTGGTCAGATTTTAAAGTCCACGGGTGACAGGAAGGGGATGGATGACTGGGAGGTCATAGAGTTCCCGGCACTGATGCCTTCTGGAAGGCCGCTCTGGCCTGAGTTCTGGTCTGAAGAAGAGCTTGAAGCTCTAAAGGCAGAACTTCCTGTATCCAAGTGGTCAGCTCAGTATCAGCAAGACCCGACATCCGAAGAGGGTGCGCTCATCAAACGCGAATGGTGGAGGGAGTGGGACAGCCTTACGCCACCACCATGCGAAGCTATTATCCAATCTTGGGATACTGCGTTCTTAAAGACGCAACGATCTGACTATAGCGCCTGTACAACGTGGGGCGTATTCTATCACCCAGACAGTAATGGCAGGTCTCAGCCAAACATTATCTTGCTTGATGCGTATAAAGAGAAACTAGAGTTTCCTGATCTGAAGAGAGCTGCCTACGACAAGTATCAGGAGTTTGAGCCAGATCAGATGATCGTGGAGAAGAAAGCGTCTGGTGCGCCCCTCATATTCGAGCTTAGAGCTATGGGAATACCCGTTACTGAGTTCACCCCATCTAGGGGTCAGGACAAGATTGCTAGGGTAAATGCAGTAACAGACTTGTTTGCAAGTGGTGCAATATGGTATCCACCTACCAGATGGGCAGAAGAAGTGATCGAGGAATGCGCGTCATTCCCCTCTGGGGATCATGACGACTTAGTGGACTCGACTACTCAAGCTCTGCTAAGGTTTAGACAAGGCGGCTGGGTGAGAGCTGAATCAGATGACTGGGATGACGAGCCAAAATACCGAAGACCAGTTGAGTACTACTAGGAGCAAGTCATGGCTATAGAGAAGCAAATGGAACCTTCAGATTTTGAGATCGAAGGAACAGAGGCTGAAGAAATCGAAGTCGAAGTTGTAAATCCAGAAGCAATATCTATCGACACAGGTGACGGTGGGGTCATCATAGACTTTGAGGGCGGCATCTCAGATGAGATCATGGGGGGTGATCATGACGAGAACCTTGCTGAACTTATCGATGAGGCCACTCTTCAAAGTATGGCGTCAGAACTTGTAGAAGATTTTGAGTCAGACCGTGAATCACGGCGTGATTGGGCAAGAGCCTACGTCAAGGGCTTGGATTTGCTGGGCATGAAGATCGAAGACCGTAGTCAACCATGGCAAGGTGCATCCGGTGTGTTCCACCCAGTATTAACTGAGGCTGTTGTACGCTTCCAAGCACAGGCTATGGGTGAGCTTTTCCCTGCATCTGGCCCTTGTCGTACCAAGATTATGGGTAAAATGACCCCTGAGAAGCTGGATCAAGCTGACCGTATCCAGACAGAAATGAACTACCTTCTCACAGAGGAGATGACAGAATACCGAGATGAGACAGAGCAGATGCTATTTAAGCTCCCACTCGCTGGTTCTGCATTCAAAAAGGTATATTACGATCCATTAGAGGATCGCCCTGTATCTATGTTTGTACCTGCAGAAGACTTTGTCGCCTCGTATGGTGCATCTGATCTGGCGTCATGCCCACGCTACACCCACTTCATGAAGAAAACATCTAATGAAATCTTGGAGTTACAGGTTGCTGGGATGTATCGTGATGTTGACCTCCCTGCTCCAGAGCCAGACTTCTCTGACATTCAGGAAAAATATGACGAACTCGATGGGGAGAGTGCTGTCATTGAGGATGATGATCGACACACAATTCTTGAGATGCATGTAACCATGAACATGCCAGAAGAGTTTGATGATCCAGACGGGATCGCTCGCCCCTATGTTATTACCATAGACAAGTCTTCTAGGGAGATACTTGCTATCAGAAGGAACTGGTACGAAGACGATGATAAGAAAAAGAAACGACTACACTTTGTCCATTATAAGTATTTGCCGGGATTGGGTTTTTATGGCACGGGCCTTATTCATCTCATCGGTGGTCTCGCCAAGTCTGCTACTTCAATTCTTCGCCAGCTCGTTGATGCTGGTACATTATCGAATCTGCCTGCTGGCCTTAAAGCTAGGGGTCTCCGCATTAAAGGGGACGACACGCCGCTTATGCCGGGTGAGTTCAGGGACGTTGACGTTCCGGGTGGTGCTATTCGGGATTCGATTACGTTCATCCCTTACAAGGAGCCATCGAGCGTTCTTTACTCTCTATTGGGAAACATTGTCGAAGAGGGAAGGCGCATTGGTTCAGTTGCGGACATTCAAGTAGGTGACATGAATGCTCAGGCACCAGTGGGTTCTACCCTCGCTTTGATGGAACGCTCCATGAAAGTTATGTCTGGTGTTCAGGCGCGTATGCATGCAGCTATGAAGAAAGAGCTTCGCCTCTTGTCTAGCATCATCCGTGACTACATGCCGTCAGAGTATGCTTACGAGATGGATGGTGACTTTGACCGCCAAAAAGATTTTGACTCTCGTGTAGACGTTATACCTGTGTCTGACCCGAATGCTGCGACAATGTCCCAGCGGATCATGCAGTATCAGGCAGCTCTTCAGTTGTCTCAACAGGCTCCACAGCTATACGACTTAGGCAAGCTGCACCGTCAGATGCTGGAGGTTCTAGGTATTCAGGACGCTGGGGATATCATTAAGCTGCCTGAAGACATCAAACCCTCTGATCCTGTTACAGAAAATATGATGCTTCTGAAACAAGAGCCTGTCAAAGCCTTCAAGTATCAGGACCACGAGGCACACATCGCTGTTCATATGGCAGCAATGCAAGACCCAAAAATGCGGGAAATGGTTGGTCAGTCCCCGTTTGCTCAAGCAATTGGTCAAGCCATGGCTGCTCATATTACGGAACACGTTGCGTTCCAGTATCGCCGTGAGATTGAGAAGATGCTAGGCGTTGAAATGCCAAATGAAGATCAGCCTCTGCCAGAAGATGTAGAGGTTCAAATCTCTAGGCTCGCTAAGGATGCTGCTGAGAAGCTACTTCAAAAAGATCAGATGGAAGCGCAGCAGAAGCAGATACAACAACAGCAGCAAGACCCAGTTGTACAGATGCAGCAGATGGAAATGCAAATGAAGCAGAAAGAGCTTGAACATAAAATATCTATGGACACTCAAAAGCTGCAGCTTGACGCGATGAACAAAAGTGCAAATGCACAAATTCAGGCTGAAAGAATTTCTGCTGAGAACCAAAGGGAGGGCGCTCGTTTGGGCGTCAAGCTCGCTACCGATCTTGATGATGCACAGCGCAAAGATCAGGCAGAAGGGGCTAAGTTGGGAATAGAAATAGCGAAGGAGCTTGCTAAAGGGGATGAGTGATAGTGTATTCGCGTTATTAGAGCGTAGGATCAAAGACTACGAGGAAGACATTAAGAACTACCTCGCGTCTGGTCAGGTCGAAGACATGGCAATGTACAATCGTTTAGTGGGACGAAACGAAGCATTGCAGTATATACGTCAGGATTTAGATGAAATAGAAAAAAGGTATATTGAAAGTTAGAACTTTTATATATACGGTTCTGATTAGGGAGAGTTCGTGGGTGGTCCACGCTAAGGTATCTGTGAGCCTTTAATCACTGCAAGGAAGAGACATGTACACAGGGAATAAGAAGACAGAGGAAAAGGTGGCCTCTAAACTACCACAACCACAAGGATATAAAATCCTTATTGGTGTACCCGAAACAAGTGAGAAGACCGAAGGTGGGGTCATAATGCCTGACGGAATGCGTTCCGCAGAAGAGACTGCATCTATTATTGGTTTTGTCATGGAGCTAGGCGCTGATGCCTACGCGGATGAATCTAAGTTTCCACATGGACCGTACTGCAAGAAGGGGGATTTCGTAATCTTCCGTTCGTATTCTGGCACTCGATTCAAGGTTTATGGGAAAGAGTTTCGTTTAATCAATGACGACACTGTTGAAGCAGTTGTCGATGATCCACGGGGGTACGCAAGAGCATGAATCAATTAGCAGAACAAACAGAGTTTCAAGACGAAACAGTCGCTGAAGCTCTAGCCAACTCACAGCCAGAAGAGTCTGACAGTGATGACGGATTTGAAATCGAGGTTGTAGACGATACGCCAGAAGAAGATAAAGGCAAGCCTCGTCGCGCCGAAAACGCTCAACCTAATGTTCCAGATGACGATGAGGTTGAGAAGTACAGTGAAGGCGTCCAGAAGCGTATCAAGCAACTAAGGTTTGAATACCACGAAGAGCGTCGAGCAAAAGAAGAATCTGCTCGGTTGCAGGAGGAGGCTCTACGCTTTGCTCAACAAGTAAAGGCTGAGAACGAACAGCTACGCAAGACGCTTTCAGAGGGTGAAGGCGTTCTCGTCAATCAAGCTAAGGGGCGCGTAAGCGCAGAGTTAGATAAGGCTAAGGCTTCTTTTAAAGCCGCCTATGAGTCCGGTGACCCAGATGCGTTGCTGGAGGCGCAGGAAAAACTTAACGCACTCCAAAGCGAGAAGATTCGTTACGAGAACTACAAGCCTCGATCACAACCCGTACAACCCCAGCCTCAGTATCAGGCACCTGCGGTTCAGCCGCGCAAGCCCGACAAGCTCGCTATGGACTGGGCAAAGAGGAACGATTGGTTCGAGAAAGACCCTGAAATGACAGGGTATGCTTACGGCCTTCATGAGAAGCTCGTGAAAAGTGGTGTTGATCCAAGAACGGAAGAATACTACAATGAGTTAGACACTGCGGTTCGCCGTGTGTTTCCAGATAAGTTTGGCGATGAGATTATTGAGGAATCTGCACCTCAACGCCAAGCGGGTAACGTAGTCGCCCCTGCCGCTCGTAGCGGTAAAAGACCACGCAAAGTGCAACTGACCTCAACGCAGGTTTCTCTCGCCAAGAGACTTGGTCTGTCAAATGAACAATATGCGGCGCAATTGATGAAGGAAATGAAATAATGTCGAATAGGAACTCACGCACTACAGAGACCCGCGAGTCGGGTCAACGCAAGGTGTCATGGCAGAGACCGTCAATGTTACCAACCCCCGAACCCAGACCCGGTATTGAGTACCGCTGGATTCGCACCGCTACTCTTGGGAAAAATGATAACACCAACGTCTCTTCTAAATTTCGTGAGGGATGGACACCCGTTCGTTCAGAAGATCATCCAAACCTTCAAGTTGTGTCTGATATCGAGTCTCGATTTACAGACAACATAGAGGTCGGTGGATTACTGCTTTGTCAGAACTCAACCGAAAATGTGCAAGCTCGCCGTGAAGCCCAGCTCGATCAGGCTCAAAACCAGATGAGTGCTGTGGACAATAGCTACTTGCGCAATTCAGACCCGCGTATGCCCGTACTAGACCCAGAACGGTCAACGCGATCATCATTCGGCAAGTAACCTGAAGGGGGAGCTTGTCTAACTTAAATTAGGAGTAAGAGAGATGGCTACTACAGCAGCTCCCTATGGCCTACGTCCTGTCAAACGTGCAGACGGAATGCCATATGCTGGGGCAACGTCCCAGTATCTCATCGACCCCGCTGGTGAAGCGACTAACCTGTTCTACGGGCAAGTTGTTCACATCGGAGCCGATGGCTATATCGCCCTGTCAACAGCGACAGGTGCCGATGGAACCACAAATGCGTTCCCAACAGGTACAACCTTAACAGGTTCTCTTGGTGTGTTCGTTGGTTGTGAATATGTCAACTCCTCGGGCCAATTGGTTCAGGCTCAGTATTACCCATCTGGTACGTCCAATGGTGATGCTATCAAAGCCTATGTTGTTGACGATCCAA